TACTTTCGTATTTCAGATCTTGACATTTGTGTCTGTATTCCTACAAACTGTGCATCAGATATACATGTAGACTCTCGTGATATTCTAAAATTTTCTGGTGGTATTAGTTCTAGTTTTACCTTAGACTTATCTATTTTCTTTCTAACTCTAACATTTATATATATTAGCTCAACTTCATCTGAAGTAATATTACTAGTAGGATCTAACTTTATAGGTCTATTTTCAAACTCTAGTTCACCAACAACTTCAACATCATCATCTGCTAGAATTTCATCTAGCTTCATTTGTGTTATTTCTTCGTAGTCTTCAAATACATAATCATAATCTTCTATATAATCCCATCTACATACAGAGTTTTTCCATAACAACGCAGCTTTGATCCACTGTGACATAAACTCCCAACCATTGTTATGTTTAAATATACAATAGTTGACTATATCACTAGCATCTTTTGCAGACTTAAATGCTGCAGGACTATCATCGTAAGGCACAAACCTAGCTAGCTTATGGTTGTTTAAAAACAAATCAGCTAAAATAGCAGTATAAGCTTCTATAACTTCTGTAGTAGAAGTGTCAACAATAGTTGAAACACCTTGAGGAGACAAATGATCTGACGCAACGCCAGCGTACTCATAAGTTGCTTTCAGTCTTTCTCTAGCTAAGTCAGAACTATTTAGAAAGTCACCAGTACTATTTTGAACTCCCATTTCGATAAGATTAATGAGTTGCTCATCGGTAACTGGCTCTTTATAACCATACCGTTTCATTAATACTTACCTCCTATTTTCAAATAAGTCCTTGCTGCTTTTTCTAGTTCAGCAGAAGTGTATTCTTTAGGTTTAGGAAGTGGCTTGTCTAATACTTCCTTAGTAGTCTTTTCTTTTTTCTGTTGCTGCAATACAGCGTCTTGTATATATCTAGTCATGATCCGCTCCCGGGTTCATTCAATCTAATATTAATTCAAAATGTGGTCCATCAATAAATGGACGTCTTCCTTGTGATCTTCTTAGATCAACATATTTATTCATAGCTTCTTCAGCAGTTCCTGGGTAGTTTCTAATATCACCCTCAGACCAAGCAGCTCCCCACTTAATAGCTATGTTTTGTGCTTTAGCTGCTTCCTTCATTGCATCACATATATCATCATACACATTTAATTCCCAACAAGCCTCTCCGTCTACATATGCCATTAAATCTACAGCATGGCAGTAGCCATCATCTTGTTTTAAATGTTTACTCTTCATAGTTTGTGATCTGCCAGCAGCTACTAGCTTCTCTTGTTCTTCTACAGTTCTTACACCATATGTAACACCAAAGTCTATTTTAGTTAGTTCAATAGCCTTTCTTACAACAGAATCCATGTATGGGTGTACGCCAACTAGTTTCTGAAACGATCTTTGCGATAATTTAAAAGCCATAACTTTCCTTTCTATTTCTTGCTCATGTAAGCAGTTGTACCCATATATGCGCCTACTATACCTGCGCCACTAATATAAAATAAATTACTAATGTCGGCTAATGCAGTTACTCTATCTAACGGTATAACAAACATTACCACCGTGAACGCACCCATTCCGATAAGTGTCCAAGTGGCCATTCTTCTTTGTGCACGCTGTTTCCGTAAATTATGTTCGACTTCCTTAATTTCTTTGACATGCCGGAGCTCTTCATCTGTAACGACTCCGTCTCCATCTTCGTCATACTCATTGTACTTGCTGTCTTTTTGTAAGGACTTCGTATCTTCCACATTATTTACCTCAGTTCATGTTTTTGGGTTCTACACTAAATTGTAGTTCTATATCCTCTAGTGCTTCTTGTAATTCTTCGTCTGTCAAATCAGCAGTCTTAGTTATTTGATTTATATCTTGTCTTTGTAGTTTAGGTGCTTCAAACTCTGCTAATACTGTTGCTAATCTTGTAGCTTCGTCCATATCTTCTACAGATAAAGCTTTTGTCATAGCTATTTTTAATACGTCTAAAGCAGCAGGAGCATCATCTTGAACTTCTTCTTTCAAAGCTTTCCAGTCGTTTAATGTAAGCTTTAATGCTTCTCGCGCTTCTTTATTAGCCTTACGTGCTATAACAGAATTCTTTTGGCCGGCGCGCGCACCTTCTTTAGAGAAGGGGCGCAGATTCTTTAGTGAGTTAGGGTGTACTTTACTCATGATTTTTTCTTCTTACCTCTAACCTTAGCTGCTAGATCCTTATCGGCTCCTCCCCACGTACCAGGCTTCTTAGCGATAAATGAGTTTACTCTTGCCATAGCCCATTGTTGTGGTGACTTAACTCCGGGTCTTGTACCTGTAGTCTTAGCAGCTCCAATACCTCTTCTGTATACTGCGCTTAGTACGCTTGCAGGCATTCCTGATTCTTCAGCCTTTTTAGCTATACCAGTCTTCTTAGTACTTTTACCGGTACCTTTACTTTTAGGAAAGTTCTTTTTTGTAAGTTTTACCATATCAACACTTCCACCTTTTTCTAGCTGCCTTGCCTCGTTCACTTGTCCAGCCTTTAGATCGAGCACAAAAAGACTTTCTTCTTTTAGCGTCTTTACTTCCAGCTTTTACTTTACCAGTTACGGCAGTTTTTAATTTAGATCCAGGATTAGCGCGTTTGTACTTTGCTACTCCTTTTGCGGTTAATCCAGCTCCCTTTTTAGTAGATAGCTTTTCGCCTCTTCCAACAGATAGATTTACCATCTTATAGTCCGTCGTAAGTAGTTTTGTCTTCAGTGCAAGTACAGTCATCATTACATTTACGATTTAGTATCGCACAGATTATTCTTTTTAAGTATCTATACATGTGATAACCTCTACTTTATAAAATTCTCTAATAGGGGACAGGTCTTAAATGCTTCCAAGATATCGGGAACTTGTAGCTACAAAGCCTATTTATTTCGTTTACTACATCTCTTGTTTCTTCTTGAGCATCAGCTTTTAAGCGTAATTCGCATACTCTTGAAAAAGCAAATAAATTGCCTGACCAATACCATTGAGTCATAGTGTTTTGTGGTAAAACCATTCTAGCCATTTCAGGAGCTATACCTTCTTTTAAAAGGTTATTGTAAGTCTCCTTGACATATTTCATTGTACCAGCTATATCATACTCTATTGTTTCTTTACTAGATCCTTGCTTTATACTTCCTTCTGGTTTCTTACGCCACTGTTTAGGTATATAAAACTCAGGCTCATCATCTACATATCTCCTACTGACTTCATTCCACACTAAACCTACTTGGTGTTTGACTAATTGTCTAGCAACAAAAATAGGAGCACTTATTTTAAACTGTATAAATGTATGGGCAAACGGACTCCAGTGATTATGCTTAGCAAGATACTTAATAAGTTTTTCATCACTCTCATCAAACGCATCTTTATGTTTAGCAAAAGAAACTCTTGCGGCGTTTACTACTGTTAAGTCCGTTCCAGATACGTCCATCAGTTCTACTACTGAACTTACCATTACTTCTCCCATCTATAGAATATATGCCTATCTATTCTAGTTGTTTTAGTTTTAGTCTTAGCCCATGCAGGTCTAACGTAGCTTGCATGGTAGTGAGTAGCTCCATCGGTTACGTCTAGATTAATAGTTTCACCCATTATTATAGATGCGTGTCTTATAGCCTTACCCCACGCTTTACTGTCTCTATTAGGCTCATCAGACTTACCATCACAATACCAACTAAACTGGCATTTACCTAATACTACTTTACCGTTCTTATATGTTAATCCTTGCTTAACTACTTCACATATTGTGTTAGGGTATCTATGGTCTTCTACTCGATTCATTACTACTTGTGCTACTGCAAACTGTCCTAGCATAGACTGGTTCTTTGCCTCATGATAGACGTTTGCTGCCATGCACATTAATGCTGTTTCTAATATCATATCCACCTCGTGTCATCTTGTTCTATATTATTAAACTTCTGATTCCAAGGAACCTTGTTAGTTGTTATACGATCGTAATGTGAGCGCAGCACCTCTAATCCAATAGCAAAAGACATGACATAATCATCATGACAACCAGCTGCTGCTTCTGCCTTACCTTGATCGTTTACGATATAATCTTTTAGTTCTTGTATAATATCAGCACTAGGTATATACACATCATCGTTCTCAATAGCGTTTTTAAGGTTCCCGACAATTGTACTCTTAGTTGCTGTAGTTGTTCTAAAACCTAATCTATCGCCCTCCTGGTTAGATATATTAGATATTTTAGTTTGCCTGTATAAGTTCACGTATGACATATCATCTAGCTTCTGTAGTGTTGCTATACCCATTGAGTTAGACTCAACAGCAAGCAAAGCATTATTATAATACCTACCTAGATAAAACAAAAAGTCTCCAAACTTACTAGGATCTATTCTATTGTTTCTGTATGCTGCTACTATATTCCTATTCTCATCTATAACTACAGCAGCAGAATAATCTTTTCCTACGCCTAGTGCTACATCAGCACCAATAACGTAACCTATATCGTGATTAGGGTAATCGTATATTTCTATATCACCTTCACTCGTAGTCTCAAAGAACTTAGAATCAAGGTCAAGCTTCATCTTCTTTAAGTAAGGCACAGCCTCAAGTTCAGCTAGCTTACCGGTATCAAAGACTCCGCTACCACTAACTAAGAACGCTTCTTCAGCAGTTGTCGGATACTCTTGCAAAAACTTTCTTTCACCCGACTCAGCAATCTTAAGACGCCTCCAATATAGCTGATCAAAGTCCAGTCCATGTTTATCCATAAGCTTAGACTCTTCTTCAGTAGGCTCAAAGCTTTCCGGAGCTTCTCTCCTATATTCAGCAGTGATATACCAAGGTAGAAAGATAGGTATGTACTCAGTACCACCTTTCTCATAGTCTCTTTCAGCTTGTTTCCATAACCTGTAAAATTCCCCTTTTGCACCGTTGGCTGTCGACTCCAATATAACTTCAGTGCCCTCAGCTTGAGAAATACCTTGGAATAATCCGGCAAGAATCTTTTCGTCAAAAGTCCAAAAGGCCACTTCACTAAGGTGGGCAATCGTAGGGGTAGTACCTCGACCGGCTTCAGGACTACCCGCAGTATATAATCTATAACCTGCATTATTGTGTTCAAACTTAATCTCCTTTGCGTTTGAAGCCAGCAACTTAGGTCTAAACTCATCTGCCATTCGGTCAAACAAGTTTTTACTCATAGCAAACAAAGCATCAGAAGTAGCACTATCATGAGCCATAACTACTGATCTGGCATTAGGGGTAAAAAAGCTTTTCCAAGCTGTACGTGCAGTACAGAACGTAGATATACCTTGTTGTCTAGCTTTTAGTATTAAAGCTCTAACCCTGCCTTTTTCCTTCAACTGCTGCTCTAATGCTTCATTTACTTTTTGCTGAGCTTCATTAAATATAAATGGCACAAATCCTTTACTAGCATCTTTAGTAATTATTTTGATTTGTTGTTTTGCAAACTGTTCAAAGTCTGTCTGATACTGAATTAAGAGCTTTCGCTTTGTCGCTTCTTTAACAAGTTCGAGTTTTCTTCTATTGTCCATAATGAACCCCAATAGCTAGCAAGATTATTATAGCTACTGCTCCTAGCACTATCAGGTCTTGTTTGTTTGTTTTCTTGTTCATTATTAATCCTTTTTATCCAATCGCTAACACTCACGCCTACATCATCGCAGGGATCATTGTAGAGAACCATTATGCCTCCTGGTTAAATTTAACCAATTGTTATCTCTAATAGGAGGCACTTCCTTAAGAGAGACTTAGGAAAAAATATTATATATATATATACTACATATATATTTTATACCCCCCTTTCTTCATTATCTATTCTCTTATATTTTATTCGCTTCGCTCATTATTTATTTATTTCAAAAATTATATTCATAATTTTCCCTTAATATATATATATTTTTATACATTTATAATCATATACAAAAATCCCTATACTAATATATATATATTCCTTTTAACATCAACAATAAAATATATTACATCTAATAAATTAATATATACATCAACAATGTCAAATTATACTTTTAATTCTAATAATCCACTTTATAATTCACAACAAATATTAAATCTATATCATTTCTTTAATCATCCACAAAACAATCAACTATTAATTAATAAACAATTCTCTTTAAATTATACTTTAATTAATACTAAAACTAATATTATTCATACTAACTTTCACAAACATATTAATTCTTTTCTTAATATACAACCTACTCCTAATAATCCAAATAATATTAATCAAACTATTAATCAATCTTTACCTTTAAATCAACCTACAAATAATTTAAATTCACCTCCTTCCACACCAGAATCTCCTTTAACTACACCAGATTCTAATACATCTACATTTTAAATTATTTCCTCAAGGGGGCATTATACTAATCCTATAGTGCCTCCTAAATCCTCTTTTTTTATCTTCGACCGTATTGCTAAACTGTAAACAAACCGACGACCGGGGACCGGGGCCGTCTTGGGATGGGCATTGGGTGATCCCTGTGGCCACCGAGGCCTCCATGATGCCACCGCCATAAAATTATATCCATAATTTTCCTTTAATATAACCAACGAAAGGTAACCATAATGTATAAGATGAAAGAAACCCTTGATGGTACGGGTCACGCCATCGCCGAACAGCTTGTTCGAACCCTGATGTTTGATGAGGATAGGGTCCTACGTACCGTAACCCAAATATCCGATATTGTAAATAAAGTGTATAGTCCTCAAACCTCACCCAGTGGTGTAGAGACCTTTGTAACCTACCATTATAAAGAATGGTTAAACCATTTTGTAATGATGCATGGTATGGTTGGTGATAAGGAACGCCAAAGATTAACCTGGGGTCATGAAGAGCATTTTACTGAAGATGACTTCCGTGAGATGTGTCCTGATTATTGGAATGTCTCACGTGCCTATGAGGATATTGAAGAGTACCAAAGGTTCCGTAATGCCAAGTGTGGTGACCTGGATGAATATGGAAATGTATGCCAGTTCCCGGAGCCTGTGTAAAAGACGTTGGTGTGGTCTGTCCTGTCCCCTATTAGAGAGGGGGCAGGGCGGGCTTTAAACACCTATATACCGTATAGAGTATACCGTATAATAAAATTATATACATAATTTTACCTTAATATAAACTATAGAAAGATATTGCCATGTACAAGTTCCTTGATTTAATGTTGTTATTAGTAGACGTCGTAAACGGTGTGCTAGTAGCAGCTTCTTTACTTATCATTGTGTTCTTCTTACCGCCGATCTTAGAAGCCATAGTTCCATTAATTCAAACTATAGTGAGACCGATATGAAACATGAAGAAATATTTGACTACGTACTTGCCGTGTATAATGTAGCCTTAGGTGTAGATGAGATTATAGACATAGTCTCTAATAGCCTTAATGTAGATCATTATGTAACCAACAAGTACACCTTATAGGCGCGATATCCATCGCGCTACCTAAATAACTTTAACCTAAAGGAGAAATATCGTGAGTACATATCCTCGTTCTTTAATCATAAAAGACCTTACAGCTAAGTTTTGTCGTATCTCTGGTACTGACGCACCTGTTAACCCATTCGGTAGTAAACAATGGGAGATGGTGATACAAACCTCTGATCCGGCTAAAGTCCAAGAACTTAGAGATTACGGCCTTAATGTAAAGCAAGACAAAGACGATGCAGCTACGTCTAATGTAAACCTAAAGCGTAAAGGCATTAAAGCTGATGGTAATCCTAACGCACCAGTTAAGATTGTCGATACAAAGTTGCAACCAATGGATGGCAATAACATAGGTAATGGTACCAAAGTTAATGTCAACCTATGGCAGTATGAGTATGAAGCACCTGGTAGAAAAGGTATTGCAACCTCATTGACTGCAGTGCAGGTAGTTGAGCTTAAAGAGTATACACCAACAGCGGGCTTTGAAGCCATTGAGTCTGTTGATGCTGCTGAAGTAAGCAAAGAAGCACCTGTATTCTGATTCAACTCAGGTCTCGCGCCGTAAGGCGCGGGGCTTGACTTATTCTTGGAGTGAACCGATGTCATTATCATTTTATATAGTATTAGCCATAGCCATAGGCGGGCTTATAATTTTAGAAGAAAGGTCGTAATGTTTGTAATAATAACCGTATTAGCATTTGCATTTACCATATGGCTAGGTGCCCGTTTATATTAAGGAGAATCTAATGACAGTAGCAAAAGACTTTATGACGATTGATGAACTAATAGTAAACAGCCCACCGCATTACAAGCAGGGCGATGTTGAGTGTATTGAAGCAATTAAAGCAGCAACAGGAGATGGGTACCAAGGCTACCTGCAAGGTAATATCATGAAGTATATATGGCGTTACCGAGCTAAGGGTCAAGCCATAAATGATCTTAAGAAAGCTGAGTGGTATCTTAAAGAACTTATCATAGATGAGTATGCTCAGCAAGCGAAAGAAACTAAATGATATACGCAACTATAATCATATGTCATCTAGCAGTAAAAGGACCTGAGTGCATACTGTTATCAGACAACCGAGGACCATATACCGCTATAGAGCATTGCATATCTCGTATGAGTCAAATGTATAAAGACGCTCTAAAGGTATTGCCTAAATATAAATTAGTAGAAACCAATTGTATACCAGAAAGAGGAGGTAAGTATGGAGGCAAAAGATTCCCAAGCTCAACAAGTTCCGTATAAAGCTATGACATACCCAGTAGATGAGTTCGGTAGATTAGGTGGCTTGTTTACCCTAGTTGATTTACCTATATCTAAGTATGTAAGATACCAAGACCTTAGTGAAGAAGACCAAAAGAAAATAGATGATTCACCAATGTGGAGGAATAATGCCTAGAAACCTTACCAAATCCTATAAGAAAGAATGCTTTAAGTTCCTTGATAACCTTAGAGCAAGCGGCGAATGCAATATGTTTGGCGCATGTACGTATCTAGTAGACGACTTTAACCTC